TGGTGCCGGACCTCATCCGTCCACCTCCTGGGCGACACCGGCGGCGTCGGGGTCCTCGCCACGGTTGGGGGCCGGGCTCATCACCACCGCCACCTTCTCCCCCTCGGAGGCGGTCTGAGTGACCCGGACTTGGTCCAACTTCTGCCACTGGCTGATCTCGATGACGGTGCCGGTGGCTCTCAGGGGGTGCCACACTCCGGGCACCAGGGAGTTGATGTCAATGGGGGTGTCGGGTCTCAGTTGGGTGCCGTCGGGGACCCGGACCTGGTAGGGCGCGGGGTAGCGCGAGGCGATGCCACGCTGGGCCTGCTCGACCAGGGACTTGGTGATCCGGTCGCGCTGCTCGCGGGTGACTGTGCGGGCATCCTCGGTGGACTCGGTGAACCCGGTGGCCAGGATCTCCACGCCACCGTAGGGAGAGTCGGGGTGTTCGGCTGCACCCCACAGGCCGTTGTTGTCGGTGGCGGCGTAGTAGTCGGCCAGTGACAGCCCGTACTCGGTGATCACCGGGGGTGCGGTGAAGTTCTCGGTGCGCAGTTCGATGCCGCGCCCCACCGGACGGTGGGTGTCGTTGAGGATGATGCGGCGTCCGATCACCGAGTAGTCCAGCCCGGCGTTCGCGGCCAGGTCGTCGATCTCGGCGTAGGCGGTGCGGGAGTAGTCGGGGACGGTGCGGGCCTGCTGGGCGTCGTCGGGGTAGGTCAGCAACGTCAGGTACGGCAGCACGTTGGGGTCGCGTGGGGCCAGGGCGTTGGCGATGATGATCCCGGCCCGCTCCACCACCGAGCGCAGGCCACGGGGAGTGTTGTTGACCACCCGGTAGGTGTCGTTGTAGCCCTGCCGCATGATCCGCCGGTACACGTAGCCCATCACGTCGTAGGCGTCGAGGGTGAAGCCGGTGGGGGTGTCGGTGACCTTGGTGATCGGCCCCTCTGCCACCCGCACCCCGTCACGGAACACCACCAGTTCGTGCATCCAGGTGTGGGTGTTGCTCAGCAGGGCCGCAGCGTCGGCGTCGAAGCCGTTGGTGGTCACCGAGATCGAGCCCAGGTCGTCACGGACCCGGTTCCATGACACCGACGAGGTCGGGGTGACCTCACCCCGGCGCACCATCCCACCACGGTCGTAGATGTAGACCCGGTTCACACCCGAACCCAGCACCTGGCCGATGTCGGTGAAGTCGACGGGGATGTTGACCGGCTGGGAGGCGTAGGTGTGGAAGTGCTCGGAGTCCGACCAGTCCGACGGCGGCACCGCCGAGGTGGAGGTGGTGCGGACCTGGTACTCGTAGTGCAGCCCCGGCGAGAAGGTGTTGGACGGCAGGTCCCAGAACGGGTCCGAGCCCGGGTCGGTCACGTCACCGGTGCGCAGCACCCAGTTGGTCGACCCCACCACCCGGTACTGGAGGTCGGCCTTGACCTGGGTGGCACCGGGGCTGAAGTCGCGGAACTTCCACTCCAGGCGCACGTCCCCGGCCACATCCAGCGCCTCACCTCGGACTGGCGAGACCAGTGTCGGGGGGATGGTGGTGCCGGTGACGTAGAAGGACCGGGCCAGCGCCCACGGCCCCCAGTCTCCGGCGGAGTCGCGGGTCTTGACTGTCCACTCGTAGTACACCCCCGCCTTGAAGGTGCGCGGGTCGGCCACGTAGTTGTCGAACGGCGTTTTGGTGAAGGTCTTGACCTTCCAGTCCCCGGCAGGGGCGGTGGGGGTCTTGGCCTTGCGCCAGCGGATCTTGAACCCGGAGGCCTTGTCGTTGTCGTCGGGGTCCTTGAACGCCCAGTTGAAGGTGGTGGCGTCCAGCACGCTCAGGGTGGCGTTCTCCGGCGGAGACTGGAGCGTCGGCTCGTTGGGCGGGCGGTTGGTCCAGAACGTCACCCCGTTGTAGTTCTTCGACCGCAGGCCCTTGGCGTCCTCGGCATACAGTCGGGCGTAGTACAGGGTGTTGCGGCTCAGGCCCGTCAGCGTCACCTTGGCCCGCTTGTCGGAGTCCACTAGGTCCGACCGGACCACCCGCGCCCCGGACATGGACTTGCGGTCGGAGTAGCGCACCACCAGCCGGACGTTCTGCTTCTTCTGGGTGGCGGGCTTGCCCGGCGAGGTGGGGTCGACGGTCTTGGAGTCGGAGTCACGTACCACCGCCGAGATGGTCACCGAGTGGGCGACCTTGGTGGTCATGTCCTTGGTCTCGGCCTTGCCGTCCACCTTCACGTCGCTGGGCACACCCGGCGGCTGGTTCGCCGGAGGCGGAGTGGACCAGGTCAAGGTGATCACGCCGTCGCCGGTGTTGCCGCCACCCGCCGAGGACGAGGAGGTCAGCAGGCCGCCGGTGAAGTTCGACCCACCACCGCCACCACCGCCGGGAGAGACCCCGACCAGGGCGGCACAGCCGCCGCCACCGGCCCGGTATCCGCCGCCACCGCCGCCACCGCCGTGGGTGGCGATGACAGTGTTCTGGCCTCCTGCCCCACCTCGCCCCAGGTTGCCGCCCTCGGCGTCCTCGCCTGACAGCGAGCCACCACTCGGGGAGGTTCCACCGGTTCCAGCCTGGATCTGCGTGCCGCCGGTGGCGTTGCCGATGGAACCGGACCCGGCGTTGCCCTTGTGGCCTGCGCCTCCGGTGGTGTCGCCACCGACACCACCGGCGCCGCCGTCGCCGGACTTGCCGCCCGCGCCACCGGCCACCGCCCGGATGGAGCCGTCGGTGGAGTTGTAGCGGATCGCGCACGCACCGCCGCCGCCCCTGCCGCCGTTGCGGCCCGAGGCGCCGTTGCCGCCCTTGCCACCACCGCCGATGGACTTGCCGCCACCAGTGGACCCCGACGCTGCCTTGCCCTGCTCGCCGACCAGCAGGTACAGCGAGTCGCCCTTGCCCACCTTCAGCGTGCCGGAGACCCTCCCTCCGGCGGTGCCACCGGTGCCTGCGCCCTTCAGGTCCACCGTGACCCTGGTGACCCCGTCAGGGACGTCCCAGCGTTGCCACCCGGACTGGGTGTGGAAGGTGGCCGAAGGCATCAGGCTGCCCGGGAGAAGAAGGACAGGTCGAAGACCGGCGGCGCCTGGGTCTGCGGCAGGTCCAGGGTCAAGACGTAGTTGACGCCGCAGGTCAGGATCGGCCACTCGAACGGGGTGCCGTCGGCGGAGGAGACCACGGCGTCAGCGCGGCGACGCCGGTGCGCGGAGTCGGTGACGTAGACCTGCCGCTGGCTGGCGTCGAAGACCAGGGTGTGCCCAGCGGGGATGTAGGAGATCACGATGTCACCACAGAAGGCGCACGGGTCACCGGTCACATCTCCGTCGCCGTCGGTGTCGGTGTAGAACCTGATCCGCAGGTAGCGCACATCGGCGTCGTTGGCGTGCACCGAGAACTTCGGCACCACCTCACCCCACACCGGGATGTAGGTGGAGGGGATGGTGATCTGGCGGCGGCGCCAGTTGGCGGGCAACTGGAAGCAGCCCAGGGTGATCGACGGCGGCGGGGGTGGGGCCACCGTGGTCGGGCACAGCGGGTCCTCCAGTGGTGCCAGCACCTCGGGAGTGCAGGCGTCCTCGTTGAGGATCGCCCCGTCAAGGTCGATGGATGCACCGTCGGGCAGGCCGCCGACCCACGGGTCGATGACGGTGGGGTCGAGGAACCCGGAGATGACCTCCACCTCCTCGCCGTACTCCCACGGCTCCTGGGCGATCCCGGAGAACGTCACCGTCCACGCCTCGCCGCCGGAGGGCAGGGTGTGCTTGGCGGTCACGGTGGGGCCGGAGTTGAACTGCACCTGGTGCAGGGACCGCAGCAGCGGGACCAGGCAGTCGGTGGGGTCGATGTCGACGGCCACCAACTGTCTGCCACTGAGTGCAGCCTCGCTGGGGGTGCCGCCGTCCAGGTCGCCGCCGGACAGGTCGGTGGGGCCACCGCCGTCCACGTCGTCCCCGCCCGCATCCGAGGGTGTGCCGCCGTCGAGGTCGTCACCACCTCCGGTGTCCTCGACCGTGACCCATGTCAGGTCGGAGCCTTCCAGGTCTACGTGCGGCTCAGAGGCCAGGTAGCACAGGGGCGGCAGGGTTCCGTCGCCGCAGGCTGCGGTGTTCAGCGCCTGCTTGAGCCACTTGAACCCGTAGTCGACAGCAGCGTCAGACTCCCCGAGCAAGACCACGTTGAACACCGGAGACTTCGACCCGTGCCGCAGCGTGGTGGCGAATGCTCCGTCGCCGACGTTCTGGGTGACCGCCGAGGTGCGTGAGGAGTCTTCGATGCCGGTGACGCTGAGCGGGTAGACGCCGTAGAAGTCGTAGGACTCCGGCGCGTTGGGGTCCAGCCAAGGGG